ATGGCTATGTGTTCGTGAATCAATTCGTGTAACAACAGTTAAGCCATCAGGATCAGTTTCAATTCTTTCTGGTGCAACTCCTGGAGTTCACTGGGGACCTGGAGGAAACTTCTTCCTTCGTGCAGTTAGATTTGGAAACACAGACCCAATGATGCACTTGTTCAAAGCAGCAGGGTACACAATTGAAGACGACGTAGTATCAGCAAATACATCAGTAGTTTATTTCCCAATCAAGTCAGGTCATCCAAGATCTGAAAAAGATGTAACATTGTTTGAAAAGATTGCACTTGCTGCAACTGCTCAGAAGTACTGGTCTGATAATGGAGTTTCTGTAACACTTTCATTTGATAAGGAAACAGAGTCAAAGCATGTTGTTCCAGCACTTCACATGTACGAGGGACAGTTGAAGGCAGTATCATTCCTTCCAATGGGGAATACTGTTTATCCTCAGCAGCCTTATACTCAGATCACTGAAGATCAGTATGAGTCGTATATTGGTAAGTTGAAGCACATTGACTTTAGTGCAATTTACGACGGTGTAGATAATCTTGAGGCTCAAGGCGAGGCTTATTGCACTACAGATTACTGTGAAATAAAAGTATCTTAGTATGATAAAATAGACTTATAATGTCTAATCCATCTAACCTATATGCAGAGAAAATATATTCGGAGCACCCAATTGCTCTGTGGTCTCTTGACGATAAAGCAGACTATATAAGTTTGATAGATGAGGCTGATAGAAATATTAACTTATGGGAAACATCTAACGGTGTTTCTGATAACTACACCACAACTGATGAGCCATTTCCAGAAAGCATAACAAATGTTTTAACTGGTAATTTAACAGAAGAAGACTTTGGTCAGATAGTTTGTATAAGTGAAAATATCGCTAACTTTTCAACACTAAACAAAACACTTTCAACATTTTCAATAGGTGCTTTTTTTAAATCTATTAGTGCCTATGGATCTAGTTTTGAAATAGGGTATGAGTATTATGACACAACATCTGGAAGTACAATTCAGAGACTAAAAAGTTATTCAAACTCTGTTCAAAATAGATGGTTTTTTATATCAGAAACATTTGATATACCAGAAGACAATACTGAGTTTAGAATTGTTATAAAGATTAACTATATTGGCGGAGCATCATCAACAGACGACTACAACTTTTTAATAAATGGAATTACTCTAGGTCAATGGTGTGAAGAGTTTAACTCCTCATCGTTAGGTGTTGACAAAATTTCATTGCCATCAAGTATTGCTTTGCCATCTTCTTTTGCTATAGAGGCAAACGCTTATGGACTTCAAGACAGCAAGGCATATTATATGGTTAAAGACAATAGCCTTATGGCAAAAAATACTGGAATCCCTCTTGTTTATGGTGCATCTAACCTAACAAAACTTTTACCAAACACAGACATGCCGTCCTTGATAATTCCAGGATTTGGATTCTTGTCTGAAGCAGGTCAGTATAAAGATTACACTTTGGAATCATGGATAAGAATTAACTCAGACTCAGTTAGCAAAAAAAGAATTATTGGGCCAATTGGCTCTAATGATGGCTTATATGTAGAAGGACCATTTATGGTATTAAAGATTGGCAATAACTCTGGCTCCTATTATGTTGGTGAGTGGACAAGGCCAATGCTTATTCACATTCGTTTTTCAGAAAACAATTCTTCATTGTTGGTTAATGGTGAAGAAGTAATATCTTTAAATTATATAGGTTCAAACTTAAACTTTCCATCAAGATTAAATTCATCTTTAAAAGATCAAGACTGGATAGGATTTTATGCATACGAAGATGTTTCTCCTATTGAAATTGACTGTGTTGCAATTTATACATATCAAGTACCAATTATTATTGCTAAAAAAAGATTTGTTTATGGTCAGGGAGTTGAATTTCCAGAGGGGATAAATCAAGCCTATAGTGGATCATCAATATACATTGACTACCCTTTTGCAGACTATACAAATAATTACTCTTATCCAAATATAGGTAGATGGAACCAGGCAATAATTGACAACCTTTCTGTTGAAGATAATCTTCTTTGTACCCCCGACTACAAGTTGCCAGAAATAGTTGTAAACTCTTCTGACATGGAGCAATTTTATTATGAATTGGGCCAGTCTCAAAATGAATTAGATATGTTTTTTTCTTTTGGTTTAAACAAAAGGGGCTACATGTATTTTGATAATTTAAATTTTTTAAAAGAAAAAGTTAGGTCTTTTTATGGATCTTTTAAATTCTTAGAAGAGCCAACATCAACACAAATTTTATTTAGGGTAGAATCTGAAAACTCATCAGACTATTTTGAGATATCCACGCACAACAAAGATTTATTTTATACACTAAACTATGGAGGAGTGGAACAGATTCTTGCAAAGTTTGCTTGGTCGGGATCAGACCCACATGCTGGTATAGGTGTTCAGGAAATATTTTCTGCAGGAATAGATATTGATAAAGTTTCTAATTATTTTGGAGGAAATGTTGCATCTTTCTTTGGAAATATAAATACATTAAAATTTTATATAGGTGGAAAGTCCGACTTGACAAAAACCTTTGCTGGTAAAATATATAAAGTAGGATTTTGTACATTAAGAAATCACAAAAAAATTGAGGCTCTTTTTAATGAAAGAGGAATACCAATCAATGATGAAAACGTTTTTCAACTATACAGTGATTCACAAGACATAGACTACAACTCTACCGATGATTACTTTGGAACTAATCCTGCTGAATGGGATCAGATAATTGATTCAGGAGGCGTAGACTCTTTTCCAATAGACAGTTTTCAATTACACACAGCAAGTTATACACTATCTCCTAAATTTTATTTTGACAAATACACTATGGATATTGATATACAAGGATACTGGGAAGATTATATTCCTCTAACTTATTTTTCTCAGTTTGTTAAGGATGAAAAAAACAGTTCTTATTATGACCTAGACTTGATTCAATTTAATATAAACTACCCAGCACCATCAGTATTTGTAGAAGAAGAACAATTCGGAAGTTGGACATACAAAGAATTATCTGACACTTACAACCTTCCAATACAAAGGACTTATGAGTCTTTAGACAATCAACTTTTTACGGGATACTTAGATTACGATGATTTAAAAAATAAAGCATTTAAAAATTATAAATATGACACTTCAAAATCTTTAGTTAAGTCTTATGTTACATTTCAGTATATTCAAAATGGTGCAAACCTTTCAGAGTCAAACTTTCCAAATGTAGAAAAACCATCTAATGATTCTGTTGTTGTTCCAGGAGATGATTGGATAAGCACAAAATATGAAGTTGTAAACAATATGATTATCTATCCTCCAAAAAATGTTAGAGTTTTAGATCTTGCTTTAGTTACTCATTTAGACTTTAGTGTAAAGGGAATCCTGCACAATAAAGTTAAGATTAGAAATCTTGAGTATGCTTCTCAAGCATTTAATTCTACTTCTCCAAATCCAATTGGTACTAGGTTTGGAAATGAAATATATCCTTATAAAAAATCTGGATTCTACTATGACTATAAAGAAAGAAATCCTTTTACAATTTATAAGGGCAGTTCTCCATATCTGTATTTGACAAGGTATACTGGCATAGAACTAAAGGGCATCTACGACCCAGTTGTTAATCGTGGACTATCTATTCCAATTAATAAAGAGATGTCAAGGAACTATAAGGTCATGGCAATGCAAACAGCAATTAGGTACGATCAAGATGCATTTCCTTACGCACCAACTGAGATATTTGAAATTGAATCAAAAAATACACATATAAAGTTTTATATGGTTGCTATTCATCCAAGTGGAGAAAGAGCAAAAATATATGCATTAAATGTAAGAACTGGAAGGCTTGAGGATGGAATAGGTTTTTATTGGAATGGAAAACTTGTAAAAGAGCCTGTCATAACTGTTAAAGAGTGGGGCTTTCTAGGAATATCTTTCCCAACATTGTTAGACTTTGCCTCAAGAGTTGGCTCAATAAATTTAAATGGACCAATTACATTTAACACAATATCGTACTATCAGTCAACAAATCTTCAAGAAGTTCAAAAGGTAGACGTCAGGCCTTGGTTTGCCGTCAAGTATTCGGTACCCCTTACTCTTGAGTGGGATGACTGGAAGACCTCCTCTTATGTGTGGAATGGAGTTCTAATTCTTTCATCAACAAGTTATTACGGAGTAGACCCTACAACTATATATAAAAGTTATACAGGAACTAATAAGATTATTATTGATACTGAAAAAGTCTTTACGGTCAATGGATACGAATATTCTGTCTATAAAGGTATAACATCGAAACAAATAACCGTTGATGCTGTCTAATATGGTATACTTATGTATATGAATCCTCAAGATCCACGTAAAAAGAAAAAGGCATTGCCCAAAATGAAGGGGCAAGTGGGTGAGTCCCGTGCAAAAATTATTGAAAAGCACTATGACTGGGGCCTATATGTATACAAAAAGGCTAACGGTAAGTGGTTCACAGATGGTAATGGCTCTGTCCTTAACATTGAATCAATGAAGGGTGACATCATGCAGATATCTAAACTTAAGGATGCTGCTAAATATTACGGGGATGAAGGTGATGGTACCTGTGTATTCGTTCCAGGCCTAACAAGAATTTCAGAAGAAGAGTATTCTGAACAGAAGCAAAGACTTTCAGAAGGATTAATTCCATCAATGAACGATCTTGGTGCTGTTCAAGCAGCAAAAGATACTATTGCTAAATATGGAAGTGACGACTAATGAGCGAAGAAAAAGAATTTTTTATTAGAGCAAAAACTGATAGCCCACTTCCAGAAGATGACACATTTACAAAGCAAGATCCTTTTAATCAGTCTTGGGATGTCATCAAAGATTTGCAGGGACTTGATAGCAACTTTAAAAGAAGAACAAATCGTGTAATAAAAGGTGAAGCAACACCAGCATACATAGAAAGTTCAAGAGCAGAAAGTACTGGACGTGACGGCGCAAAGTCTAAAGAAATTAACTCAGGAACAGTTTTTAGAAATGCTTATGGACTTTTTGATGTAATTACTCCACCATGGAACCTTTATGAACTTGCAAGTTTTTATGACACATCTTTTGCTAATCATGCTGCTATTGATGCAAAAGTAGAGAACATTGTTGGACTTGGTTACGATTTTAAAATATCTCCAAGAACAATGTTAAAGTTAGAAGCCTCAGAGCCAAAGAGTGCAGAGAATGCACGTAAAAGAATTGAAAGAGCAAAGATTGAACTTATGGACTGGATTGAGTCTTTGAACACAGAGGATTCATTTACAACAACTATGGAAAAGGTATTTACTGATCTTCAAGCAACGGGAAATGGCTACCTTGAAATTGGTAGAACTGTCCGTGGAGATATAGGATACGTTGGGCATATTCCATCAACAACAATGCGTGTTCGTCGCTTGCGTGATGGCTTTGTGCAAGTAATTGCAAATAAGGTTGTTTACTTCCGTAACTTTGGCGCTACCAACGCAAACCCTCTTGGAACAGATGCACGACCAAATGAGATTATTCATTTTAAAGAATACTCACCTCTAAATACTTTTTATGGTGTTCCAGACATTATGTCTGCAATTGGATCTCTTCATGGTGATCAACTTGCTTCACAATATAACATTGATTATTTTCAGAACAAAGCAACACCAAGATATGTTGTTACACTTAAGGGTGCGAAGTTATCTGCAGAAGCAGAAGACAAAATGTTTAGATTTTTACAATCTGGTCTAAAAGGACAAAACCACAGAACTCTTTACATACCACTACCAGGAGACTCTGATACTAACAAGGTTGAGTTTAAGATGGATGCTGTAGAAAACGGAATCCAGGAAGCATCATTTAAAGAATATAGAAAACAAAACAGAGACGACATTCTTGTTGCTCACCAAGTTCCACTGTCTAAGATCGGTGGCTCTGATTCAGCAGCCATAGCAGCAGCGCTATCTCAAGATAGAACTTTTAAGGAGCAGGTTGCAAGACCAGCACAAAGAAACCTTGAAAAAATGATTAATAAAATCATAAAAGAAAAAACAGATATTCTTGAGTTTAAGTTTAACGAACTTACCCTTACAGATGAAATTGCACAATCACAGATTATCGAAAGACTTGTAAAGACTCAGGTAATGCTTCCAAACGAAGGAAGAGAACTTCTTGGTCTGCCTCAGATTGAAGGTGGCAATGAGCCACTGCAACTTAAGCCAGAGCAAGTAGCAAGTGATAATTCAGACAGAGCGCGGGACACTGAAAGAACCAATAACCAGTCTGACGGATCAGCCACTATAAGTGGTCGTAATCCAAAGGGCGAAGGACGAAAGTTCGATGACCTGATCGAAATGTCCGAATAGTAAGACTTAAACAAAAAAGGGTATATAATAGACTAACCATGATTATATCTAAAGCACACTGGAATTCAGAGGGAGATAATCTCCGACTTTCTATGCCTTTTAGCAAGGTAGACAAAGAGCGAAGAATCGTATCAGGATTCGCATCACTTGATAACCTAGACAAGCAAATGGACATTGTTACATCTGAAGCATCGATGAATGCCTTTGCAAAGTTTCGTGGAAACATCAGAGAAATGCACCAACCTTTAGCAGTTGGTAAGATGGTAAATTTTAAAGAAGATAAGTATTTTGATCCAGAATCAAAGAAGTTTTATAAGGGTGTATTTGTTTCAGCATACGTTTCAAAGGGTGCACAAGATACATGGGAAAAAGTTCTAGATGGAACTTTAACTGGTTTTTCAATTGGCGGAAGAATGAATAAGTGGGATGATGGATACGATGAAAAGTCAGACACACAAATTAGAATTATTAAAGATTATGATTTAGTTGAGTTGAGTCTTGTAGATTCCCCAGCAAATCAATTTGCAAACATTGTATCTGTTGAAAAGATTGATGGAGTAGATGTTATTAAGGCTGATGAAACATTGTTAGAAAATGTTTTCTATGATAAAGAAAATGGAATTGTTTTATCATCTGAAAATGAATCAGAAATTAGCCCAGTATCTGGTGAACAAATGGAAAATATAGGTTTCGTTGAAAAAACGGATAAAGAAAAAACAAACATGATAAAATTCTTAGTCGATAGTGCTAAAGGCATTAATACTTCTAAGATTAACAAGGAGGTACAACCTATGACAGAGAATACAGAAATCGTTGCAGAAGTTATTGAAACAGAAGCATCAGTAGAAGTAGAAAAGTCAGAGGTCGCTCCAGAGGTTGATGCCGTTATTGAAGCACCTACAGAAGAAGTTGTTAAGGCTGATGAAGTCGTAGCAACAGAAGAAGTTGCAAAGTCTGAAGAGACTCCTGCAGTTGATGTAGTTGAAGAAGTTACACAAGTATCTAAATCAGATGAAACAATTGTTGACTCAGTTGAAGAAATCAAGAATACTCTAGAATCAGCCTTTAGCGATCTAGTATTAACAGTCAAGTCATTGCAGGCAGAAGTAGAAATGCTTAAGTCTACAAAGGTTGATATTGATACAGCAAAACAATCATTTGAAGCAGTTGCAAAAGATATTGCAGCAGCAACAAATACATTCAATGAATTTGGTAAGCGTGTGGAACTTGTAGAGCAAGACACTGCTTTCCGAAAGTCTGGCGATCTCGGCGAGATAGTACAGAATCAACCTGAAACGGTTGAAAAATCCCTATGGGGCGGTAGTTTCCTCAAAACAGCCGATCTATTCATTTAGAAAAAATCACAGGAGGTGACAATATGTCGGAACAAAATATAGAAAAGAACCAGCCAGGTACCGCAGGTAACCTTGGCGGAACTGCACCAGGACTCTATCAGGGTCAGGGAGCATTCGCATCTGGATCAGATGCAGGTTCAAATACACCAGGTAATTACACCGATGGTGGTGTCTTGGGTAATATCCCAACAGCACTATCAGGAGT